CAGATTTGAAGCAGGTCTTATCAAGTTTGACGGTCCTTCATCACAACCAGCAGCTTCTCCTGTAAGTCAACCAAGTATATCCGGCGGTAGCAACACACCTTCGCCTTCCGGTTTTTCTGGTGGTGGAGGTGGTCAATCGCCAGCTGCTTCATATATTGGCGGTATGACTTCTACTGGCACAGCTTCTGGTGTGAGTTCATCGCCACTCGTAGCTTCTTCTCCGACTGCTGGTCAAAGACCGTTTAACGACGCCACTTCTGCAGGCGCTGGAGCTATTTCACGTGAAATACCAGCAGTCACTGGAACTACGGCTCAGATCTTATCAACAATCAAAAATAAAGAATCTGGCGGTAACTATCAGGCGCAGGCTAGAGGCTCTTCGGCTTCTGGCGCTTATCAGTTTATTGATGGCACTTGGCAATCTTTGACGAGAAAATTCAACATAGGAACTGAATTCAGAAGAGCGGTAGAAGCTCCACCGAACGTTCAGGACGCGGTTGCTGCAGCCTACGTAAACGATATTTTGTCAAAAAACAATAACAACGTCGCAGTCGTTCCTCTGGTTTGGTATACAGGTAATGCTCAAGGCAGAATGTCGACTGCTGCTCTTGAAGCTAATAGAGGTTTGACTCCCGAAATGTATCAGCAGCGTTGGTTGGCTGATTTTGCTAGACAGGGAGGATCTTTGCAACAAACTCAGGTCGCGCAGGCTCCTACAACCGGTCAGACTATGGCTCAAGCTTCTACTTCTAGAGTTGTTGCTAACAGAGAACAATCTGTAGCTACACAACGTATCGTATCGAATTTTAATCAGCAATCAGCACAAACTCAACAACCAGGAAAGCCATCGGCTTCTGCTGCTCCTGTTGGAGAAGTTCCTCTCAGAATAAGAATGCTATCTACATTCAATCAATTAGCTCAGGCGTCATAAAATGGCAAATACAACACCGACACTTGCGGATCTATTCGGCAGCCCAGAACATAAAGGGGAGATGAACGAAAGCGTTCGCGAACAAATTAAAAAAGCGCTCGCTGAAACTAAAATCGTTCCGAACAATTTACAAAAAGGTTCTAAAACTTCGAAAAAGAGTTCTAGAGTCGTACCTTCTCTGACCGATCTAACTTCAAGCCCCGAATATTCCGGAATGAATCCGGAAGTTCAAAAACAAATCCAAGAAGCAATCGCTCAAAGTAAAATTGTTTCAGAGAAACCGAAAGAGCAAACTTCACGACCCAATAAAAAGAAATTACCAACAAAACCGAAAATTGATATTGGTGATTCGATTATCGTTGTTGATAAAAACGAAAAAGTTGGCGCGGTAGTTCCTCCGGAAGCTAAACCGCAGGCGAACGTTTCTTCCGAAGATAAACTCGAAGGAAATCAAAGTTTCAAAGGGACGTTAAAGGATAGAGTTCTAAAATTAGGAACTAAATCTTTCAACAGAATGTTCCCGACTCTGGGTAGAGCTTTCAATGTTCTGAAAAGTAGATTAGAAAAACAAGAGAAAAATGCATCGGACAACAACGCTGCAAACAAATCTTATGCGCAGCAAGTCGAACGCTCTTCAGTTTTTCTTACTAATATTACCGACGGTCAGAACAGAACCAACGAATTACTACAACAGATACTAGTTGCCGTAAATTCAAGAAACGCGACGAGTATTACTCCATCAGCCACAGTCCAAAATGCTGATAATATGATGCCTGATATTGATATTGATACGGACAGAAGAAGAAACGGAACAAGAAGAGCTCAAACTGTACCAAACACTTCTCCTTCGAATCAAAGAACCGGTCTAAGAAGAGCCGGTAGATATGCCGCGATTGGCGCTGGAGCTGCAGCTGCAGCGGGTGCTGGTTATTTGGCTTATAACGCTTTGACTGACAGAAATGATGCTCGACCAGAACCAGATGAATCTGGAACATTCCGCAATTCTGCTACCGGGTTTTCGCCCGTTCAAGTTGAATTTTCTAGAGCGGGAGGAAAACACACTTTAAACGGTGTAGAAACTGATAGAGAAACTTATTCTAGATTCAGACAGCTTTCTATGGGTCGACACGAAGACGATCCTAGATACGCGCAATACGTGCAAGAGGGTCGACAGGGTCCAGATTCTTTTTTTGCAGAACACAACGCTTTAAGTAGAGTGAGTCAAGAAAGAAATCAAGAGTTAAGGGAACTTGTTCAGCGCGTCCAAAGAGGGGAGTCTTCGGCTCCAAGACCAGCAGAACAACAGCCTGGAGCGCAAGCGCCAGCAACAGGTCAACCAGCAACGAGTCAAACACCAACTGCTCGACCAGCAACAGGTCAAACACCAGCTGGTCAATCAGCAACAAGGCAGCCAGTAACTGGAACGCAACAACCTGTAACACAAAGACAAACCACAACGCCAGGATCGCCTTCGGATGTATCCCCAACCACAAATCCGGGCGGATTCAACCCGCGTATGTTAAATGTACGCGCAGAAGAGATATTATTCAAAGCTGATAGGTTCGAATATTCTCAAGGATCTGCTGCAGGAGTTTCGAGTGGAGGTTCTTCTGGAGGAGATGGAGCTTCTGCTGGTGGCGGAAGTTCTGGAGGCGGTATAACTCCTAATACGATAACTGCTCCTTCTGGTGGCGGAAGTTCTACTCCTAGCGGCGCTAGTCAAACAGGAGCTCCGCAGTTAACTTCGATAAGAACAAAAAGTGGAAAAAATGTTCAAGTCGCTGCTTCTGTTGCTGATAGATTTCGAGGATTCCTAAACGATCTAGAGGGAACTGGTTATCAGATTCGCGATATTGGCGGTTACGCGAATAGACCGAACGTAAACAACCCTTCTGTTATGAGTGTTCACGCTTCTGGTATGGCGATCGATATCAACCCAGCCGAAAATCCAAACAGATCGACGAGAACTGACATGCCTCCGGAAACTGCTCAGATAGCAGCCAAGTGGGGTTTAGGTTGGGGTATGAATTGGAGATCGGTTAAGGATCCTATGCACTTCTCCGCCGCGAGCAATGAAGGTGGAGGAGCTCCGCAGCCAGGAGCAACTCAAGCTGCCACACCATCAGCTTCGCCGGCAGCCAGCGCTGGTGGAGAAGGAGCAGCATCTTCTGAGTCAGGAACCGGAGCTACCCCAGCAGCGTCTCCTTCGACGCCAGCAGCAACCCCAGCTCCTGCAAGTCCATCAACTGGAGCGGCAGTATCGTCAGCTTCTGTTGCAGATGAAACAGCTTCTAGACCAGCTCCGGTCCCTCCACCAGCACCACCTGATGCTAGCGCTCCTATAACTGCGTCGCCGCAGGGTCCGAGCCTACCAGGCATCGATCCTAATAACCCAGGTCCGGTTGAACCTGCTGATGCCGGAATACGTTATTCAAGATTGTTCAACATCGCGGCATAAAAAAAGGGTTGCCCTTTCGAGCAACCCTCTCTGTTGGAAATGTAGGAAGTTAGGTAGCGAGCTTCTTCAGCTTTGCGAAGAATGCTGTATCATCATCGTCGTCATCGGACGTTGAAGGAGCAGCTGCTGCGCGCTCCTGCTTAGGAGCCTGCCAAGGCAGATCATCCTCATCTTCAGCAGGCTTACGAGCTGCCGCTGCCGCGCGAGCAGCCGAAGGAGCTACGCTCCCATTATCATTCAGACCCAGAACCTTATTCAGCTTCGCCTTCAGTTCCTCATAGGTCTTGAAGTTAGAAGGAGCAAGGAAAGCCTGTAGCGAGTGTTCCTGCTTCCAGATTGACTCCATCTTTTCGTCATCTTCAAACAGCGGTTCTACCGAAGAGAATTCCGACTTATCATAGTTGCGATAACCGTCAACGTTGCGGATCTTCAGCTTGAAGTTCGCGCCAGTCCAAAGATCGAACGGGTTCATCGGCTTCTCATCTGCATACTGCGGATTCATAGCATCATTCAGCTTGTCGTAGATCTTCTTACCAAACTTGAACAGGAAAACCTTACCGTTGTTTTCGGGGTTAGCCTGATCCTGGATGATGTAGACGTTGGCGACGTAGTTAAGCTTACGCTTCTGAGCGCGAGCCTGCTTACGACTCGGAGACTCGTCATCGCTAGACATGTTCCAAAGAACGCTGTTCATCTCTGAAACAGGGTCGGTCTTGCCAATAGTTGTCAGGGAGTTTTCGATATACCAGCTTCCGGTCGGACCCTTGAAGCCATGTTCGAACATCCGAATGAACGGAACTTCTTCCTCGCCAGGAGCAGGAAGGAAACGAATAACGGCATAACCGTTACCAGCCTTATCGACGTTAGGATACCAGAAGCGAGTGTCCTTACCGCCATCGTTTTGTTGATTCAGCTTTGCCAGTTCTGCTGTCAGCTTCTCGAGAGACTGACCGCCACGCTGCGCCTTGAGTTTTGCGAAATCCATATGTATTCTCCGTATGTTTTGTATGTTTGTATAATCGTATGTTTTGTGTAGGAGTTTCCTCCAACACTATTTATACTACGCCTTTTCAGCGAAAAAGTCAAGAACTATTTTGTTGACTTTGTCTTTATCGTACTTCACGAATGGCGTGTATTTCTTGATCAGCTGACCGATCTCTTGCCAGATGACATCTTCTTTTAGCTGTTTGTTCCAATACGTATAACATCCTACAAGATCCGTTAGAATGCAGGTTGTTTCGATATTGATTTCACCACCAAGATACAAAACCAAAAGATGACTTAACTGGCGATCTTCGATAGCAAAATTACGATCAAAAGGAAACTGTAGTTTGTTCAAATCGTTCTGCAAAAGATAAGTCAAACTCTCTTTTCGTTTTAGCCAATCCTGATAGGTTTTTTCTGCCCCATCGGAATATGCTATGTCGCGTATCCAAGTCTTTGGATACTTAACGAAGTTAGCAAGCATGAAACCATGTGGGTCTCTATGCTTGGCAACCTTCTCGAAAAAGAACTTATCTTTGCGCTTATTGAAAGAATTCTCAGCATCTCCTCTAACCTTACCGTAGTATTTGAAATAATCGTAAGAGGAGCTGTTGAAATGCCTACGTAGAGCCATGTAATCTTGATATACCTCTGACGGAGTCATGTTCAGATTGGTAGCTTTGCTGTCTTCTTGAGAATGTTGAGGTTTTCTGCTTCAATCTGAATCATAGACTTCATCATAGGATCCTTCTTGATTAGGGTTGCAGCAAACTCAACTTCAACGTTGTTTATGTCACACCAATGAACAACAGCGTCGATATATTCCATATTGTTTTCATTGCAAAGTTTTCTTACGTCTGAAGAGAATGTCAGACACTTGGCTGGGATTTCATTGTCAGTCAATTCTAGCTCGATCATTTTCAATCCCACAGAGATTCGTAATATTTGGCGAACAAACGCAGACCGTTTCTCATACGCTCTCTATGCTTTTCAAGACCCTTTTGATCGATTTTAAATGTATCGTTCGGACCGTTGACCATTTGATCGCCCTCGAAACGTATATCAGTAACACCAGAATAATACTGATCTTGCCAATCCTCTCTGGCATGCTGCCTAAAAGCCCAGATCATTTCACTAAGAACCCAAGCCCAACGAGCCTCTGCGTGGGCGTCCATATGACCACAATTCTTCTGTTCCTCGGACAAAGGAAGAGCGGAGGTTGACTTGATATTGTCGGGAACATCGTCGTCATCCACAAAGGGATAACCCTGTTTTCTCTCCTGCAGCTTCTCGAGCATAGGAACCACGATCAACGCAAGAGTGTTATCCATGCTCCATACGTCATAACCGTGAATATGAACGCGGATCTTACGCTGCCGTTTCTTATAAACCCACTCACAGAATTCACGAAACCATTTGATATCGTCAAGCTTCTCGCTCAGTTTCAAAACGAAATCTGAGTGAGTATCTTTCCAGAAGAAAATCTTTTGAACGATCTGATATGGTCCAATCCAATCTCTGTATGGACCGATAATTACACGCATAACAATTTCCTTTTTTTGCAATTATCAAAATGCCACTGTTTCATTTGAGGAGCGCCGCCCTCGACGCCGCAGTGAGGGCAGGATAGTTTAGGCTTACCCACTCCCTTCATAGAATTGCTGGTTTTTTGATTGGACTCGAAAGATCTTACCGTACCTTTCAAAGCGTCGCTTCTACGCTTTTTACTTTCTTCACTCCATTTCCATCCGCCAACAACTTGTTGTTTTCTCGCGTCTTTGATTTTTTGTATAGTCTCTTTCGAGTGTTTTTTACCTAACCAAGCGAGACGAGATAGTTCTTTTCTAATTTCGTCTTTACCTATCTGTCCAGAAAGAGCTTTCCAAGCGATAAAGTCTTGCCAGCGACCGTGCTGCTCAAAAAGAACTCTGTGAGCGTCTGCGTGCTCTTCTATAGTAAGTTCAATTAAATTGTCCGGATCGTCAGTCCCACCCGCGTGTATCGGAACTATATGGTGAACGTGCTTGGTCATTAAATACCTCAAACAAGAAATATTTATAAACCTTCAAAGTTTAACCGATGTTAACTTTCATTTGAATCTCCGGTCTTATGAACGCGAGCCAGTTTCTGTTCGCGAGTCCAGTCAACAAGATATTCGTTCAGTTCGTCATGAACGCGGATAGCTTCGTCGTCATCGATTTCGCGAGAAGAAACGACCATCTCACCTAGATGCATCTGACCAAACTCATCAGCTTCTTGCATATGGACGGTGTCTTCTGCCCATTCTTTCTTTTCAGTATCAATAACATACACCATGCGATACTGAGACAACGCTTCAACTAGAAACTTAGGCATTACACTCTATCTCCTCTTTCATGATAAAAATGGTAGTCCCACCCGGAATCGAACCGAGACCGCGCTCCAATCCAGAGCATACCCAGTGTATAAGGCTGGCGTTCTACCGTTAAACTATGGGACCAAACTAAAAATCAATTGTGGCAGGTGAGGTATCTCCATGCGATCCACAGAACCGATGGTTCCCATTCTCCTTTTACGGATGATCAGTCCGCTCTACTGTTCTCGAGACTTGCGTAGCCATACAGTAGACTTTACTTACCACAAACTTGTTATGTTTTTTTGCAGATTCTACCTCTAGTATATCCTAGATTCAGGTATTCGTCAAGTTTTTCTTTAGGAATCTTGATATTTTCATACCCGTTTGTTATCCAACAGGTTCCATATTGGGAGTTAAGAGATCCTAATCTTTTTTTAGCTTTTTCCGCCATCTTTTTCTTTGATTCATCAGAATGGGTTTTTTTGTTCCACAAGCCTTGTGGGAAACGATGTTTTATCGTTACATGCGCTTTCTTTGAAATCAAGACCATTTTTTCTTTCTCGAAAGCTGGATTCTCTTGAAATTCTTTTTTTCTTTGTTCTCTTCTTAAAGAAGAGACATCAATATTATTGTTGATATATCCCCATCCGCCTTCACCGCCTGGACAAAGGTTGTAAGAATATTCATTTAAGACAACCAAAGACTTTTCGGCTTCGTTCATTTTGGCTTCGCAATCAAAAACTTGCAGAATTTCTTTCTCAAAGTTTTCTATACCGTGCTTTTTGATAGCCGCCTTGATTAACTTACCAGATCCCATATAGTCATCATTGAGATCTTTAGTTTTATGTTTACCGATGTAAAATTTGCCGTTCAATTTGTTTGTAATTTTATACACAGTGTAATACATTTTGAATCTCCTATGCTTTTATTTATAGGCATAGGATGATAACCCGATAGGATTCAAACAAAAAAATATAGAGGATAGAGGTTACGCTCCCCTTCCTTAACGGTTATGAGCCGCCCGTGCTGCTATTACACCAATCCTCCAAAATGCTCAGCGGTCCGCTCTAACCATTGAGCTACAGGTCCTCAATCAAAAGTGCCTTCCGCAGTTCTTCGTAATAGCTTTTCGTATCTTCTAAATTCAACGAACCGAAAAAGAACAAAACTGAACCGAGGAAAAAGAGACCGAATGACGCAGCTAAGCCAAACACAAAATAACTCGCAGCTGCTACGATCAATATTGCGTAAACGTGCTGTTTCAAATCTCCGATGAAGTTTTCGTAGTCTTCATTTTGCTTAATCGTTACAGCTATAACAGCTGCAGCAAAATGCTTCGCGAAGACATACAAACAAACGTTAACGAAAACAATCAGCAAGACCGAAAGCATTGTTATCTCCGAAAAAATGGCGGACCCAGCACGACTCGAACGTGCGACCCACAGATTAGAAGTCTGTTGCTCTATCCAGCTGAGCTATGGGTCCATAAGTCATTATACCCTATTTACACATTTAGTCAAGAGAAATGTTATGCAGAAGGATTTCTGTTGCTGCTTTTGCAGCTTTAGAACCATCTGAGTTTGTTGCTCTTCTACCAGCAGTGTAGACAATAGGATACTTACTAATGTTAAGATGTTGGCGATTGACTTCGTAAAAGTCATCTCCGGCATCGCGATTACAGTAGAAAACAAAGTTGTTATCTAGAGCCTTTTTCTTACAAAACTCTATAAGCTCTAAGTGTTTGTCATCATTGAACACCTGACCATACTGAGTAATAGAGTCCCTGTAAGGTGGATCCATAAAGTAGAACGCAGACCCCTCTACGTTGTTGCAGCATTGTACCCAATCACCACAGTTTATCTCCACTTTTTGTAAGAAAAAGTTCCATTCAAAGACGTTTTCTCTATCATAACATTTAGTTGTTTGATTGAGCAAACCAGAAGGAGTAGCAAACCTACCATTGCTTTTTTGATTGATTTGCCAGATTCCATTGAATCCTGTCTTCATCAGAAAGTAAAGAGTCGCAGATTCGTCTACAGGGTCCCATTGTTTCCAGTTGGTTGTGTATTCATTCCGAAGATCGTAGTAGAACTTCTTCCGGTCAATCTTATTCAAAGGCAAGTAACTAGATTCTAGAAAATCCATACGTTTAACGAACTGTTCAACATGATTCTTTATCGACTTATAGAGCCCAACAATCTCCATGTTGATGTCATTCATTACAAACTTCTTGATATGAGGAGCGTTCTGATGCATGTAAATCATCATAGCACCACCGCCAAAAAACGGTTCTACGAAGGTGTCGTATCCTTCGCGTGGAATACCAGGATTCCCCTTATACTTTGGGATCATCTTAGTTTTACCACCCGCCCACATATACAATGGTTTCATCAAGTTACATTATCTCCTGTGATTGCCTTACGCATTATGTCTTTAATGAACGAGTCTTCAAATCCGTCAACATTAACGAACCAAGACTGTCCCTTCGTATACAAGGTGTTAAAAGTCTTGCCGCAGCCTTCTGTATTCATCATGGTTTGAGCGAATCTATGACAGTATTCTCCTTCTGCAAATCCTCCACCCACACCAAAAGTCACATATACTATTTCTTTATTGAAATATTTGGCTAAGTGATGGTTCTTGGACCAACGTTCAATTGCGTTTCCACCTCTGTTTTGTTTTTTTGCTTCAAACACAGCGATTGGTTTTTTTCCTTTGAACCAAAGACCACCGTCTGGTTCAAAACCAATCAGGATAATATCGTTTCTTTTCATTTTTGTTTTGTATTCAAACCCTAGATTCGACATTTCACGAACCAAAGATTTTGAAATGTCCTTGAGCGACTTATCAAGTTTTTTAGCATGCTCATCTGTAGCAACCATGCCAGGTTGAATACCACCAGCCATGACAATAAAATCCTGCGTCAATCGTTAATTTGAAATACCGAGAACCGAACACCTGGATTTGATTCTGGCTTATAAACACTGGCGTAAGACTCTTTACCGCCACCGAGGCTGGGTAGAGTTACGACATAGCACTTTTCGATAGCTCCCCAGGGTGTCATTACGTTTTTGTAATAACCGTAGCAAGGTTCTAGTCCATCACGATCACCGTTTTTGTTCTTACGGTAGTCGGGAACTCGGACTCGGTGACCATCGATGATCGTGAAATCGTAGCTTGTCATTTATTTATACCTTCAACAGAATGGTGTTTTCGTTAACTCGGTGTTGCAGCGTGCAGGTTTTGAGTGAGGCTATCATCTTACCGAAAGCTCTTTTACCACCACGCAGAGCGATTTCAATATGCTCCTCAGTCTTGCGACCGATGCGATAGGTTTTGCTCTTTTCCTCATCGTAATTCAGGATCGTAGCACCCTTAATGTCCAGACCCGACTTCCCTACGGCTACGAAGTGCGTAAGCGTCTTGTATCGGGTATTGAACGTAACGAGCTCCTCAGCACCCAGAACCTTTTCTGGGTTGATAGAAACTACCTTGAAATCCTTGCTTTCATTCTGAAACTTGAAACCCTTCAGCTTCTTATCCGGAGTGACGACCTTCTTCTTACGGATCACAGGCTTCTTGTTAGAAGCATGCCGATCGCAATCAGCAATGATGCTGGCGTAGAATGCCGCACGCTGCTTCAGCTGCGCTGAGGTGTAGCTCGAGTAGCCTTCCTTCAGCCCAGGGTCAACGTTACGGCTGATCAGCAAGGCAGCTTCCTCAGCGATGGGACGAAAGAATTCCGCAACGATCTTAGCCTGGTTGGCAGGAATCTGTTTCTGCTGTAACCAATCGTACATAGAAAGAGTCCAGCCACTCTTATCGATGGCTTCGTCAAACTCACCAATAAACTCCGAAACCTTATCCTTGATACGGTCCTGGATGTTTACCTTTGGTGGCTCGGGCTTCTTGTCTTCCTCGATCGTCTCAGTCTTAGCGCCTGCCTTAGTGAACATCTCCTTGATACGCAGCTCGAGCTTCGCCATGTAGGTATCGTTGAGGATACCACCACGCGTCAGGATACGCGCGAGCCAACCAGCCTGTAGGTTTACCCAGGTCTCGGGAACTCGTTTCAGGGTCTTGAGATCGTCGTTGCGCTTGTTAGCCTTGAGATACGCCTCGACGTATTCACGCGCATCCACGCGCGAGCACATGTAGTTATACCAGTTGAACACTCGAGTCAGATCT